GTCGATCTTGATCTTCATACGCTCCGAGGCGTCCTTCGACCAAGTGTCCATCAGGTTGATGTCCGACTGAACCTTGTCCACATCGTCCTCAACGCAGGCGAAGTACTCGCCCTTGTCGATGACCAGTTGCAGCTTGGGCTTGTCCGGGTTTTCTACGGTCAGGGTCTGGCCCTTCACATAGTCACGGATCGTGATTTCCGGCGTGGTGCGGATGTTAACCGTGTCACCATACTGGCGAATCTCGCCCTCGTAGTCCGTGTTGGAGATAGCCGCGAGAACCGTCGCATCGTAGAAGTTTTCGATTAGTTTGCCCGACCAGAGTTCGGGGATGAAGTTGCCGCTGTAATTCGGGCGGCCCGGGGAAACAGGATAAGACATTTTAAACTCCTTCTAATTTACGCATTAAGTTGGATTCGATTTTCTCGCTGTGCTGCGAAAATATCGCGTTCTAAACGGTCACGCTCTTGCTCTCGCCCTTTATATTTACCAACGCGGACATCATTGAAAAACTTCTGAATGTCGGTTGGAGTATAAACGCGAGCCTTACTAGTTTGCGAAGTTCCCGAGTTCTTGGAACGACCCGGGGCTACTTGCTTTTCCAGTTCAGGTGCAGACGTACGGACCGGAGTTTGAGCAACAGTGGCTTGTCCAGAATTCTCAAGCCAAGTGCGGAAGAAGTTTGCAACTCGTCGCGCATCAAGCGACCGTTGCGCATCCTCAAGGTAAGTCTGGCGGCTAATGCCAGTCAGCGGATCAACTTCCAACAGCCAAGATTGAAAGTCCTGATTGTCGTTAATCTCCCGCCAATTAGAAACAGCACCGGTCAAATCAGCCCAGAACTGCTGCTCTGCAGAGACTGCTTGCCTTTGAGCAACAGCCTGAACCTGCGGAACAACACTAGTCTGAAGTTGACTAAGCATCTTCTCAATCTGAGCAATACGACCGGCAACAGCGCCAAGTTCCTCACGGGTGACTTTGCGCATCATGTCGATCGACTCACCGTATTCCTCAACATCTTTATCCGTAACAAGTTTTTCGGCTTGTACTGATTGCTGCGGAGCGGCAGTTTGCTGTGCTGAAAGCGATGCCAACAACTGTTCCATCTGCTGTATACGCTGCTGCATCTCTTTGTTCTGCGAATGCAGTCGAGGTACTTCAGCGTTATACATTCCTTGAAGCGTCTTGTATTTCTGCAAGACGGTTTCTTCCGGCACCTTATTTTCATCACCAGCTTTCTGCTCAACTGCCGGTGAAGGAGCAGCAGGTTCCACATCAGAAGTTTCGTCGGCTTTCTGGGCTTCGGCATTCTCAACGGGTGCAAAAGACTCATCGGCAGTATTGCCTGAATCTTCGGGCGCAGCGTTAAGTTGCTTGTAAAGCTCTTTCACAGCCTCGGTCTGTTTGCGGATTTGCTCTGGAAGTGCCATTTGTACGCTCCTTTCGGTATGCGTTAATTAGACGGCGAGATGGCTAAATCTTTGCCGCCAAAGCAGGGGCATCCTTAGCGAACTTATAAAGTTCACCTAAAACTTGGCAGCGCCCCTGTAGAACTGCCGCGTTATTAACTGCACTGGGAAGGCTCTCAAGTTCATGCATACGCCACTGCTCCAAGTGCTCCAGAACTTCTGGATACTGACGAACAACCATGGCGACAGCCTTGATTACCTTTGGGTCTGGACGAATCATGCCGCCCTCCCACTAGGACCACGGACCGTGGTGGCTTCGACTCCGCCTTTGGGAGAGCCGTCTGGCAGCGTAGGAGTAGTTCCTTCAGGTTGAGCCTGCTGCTGTTCGGCAGCAAGAGCCATTGCCTTGGACTCCATCCTAGTGCTGTAGAGGGCTTTTTCCCGAGACGGGACAACCGTTTCCACATCCATTTGCAACCCTTTAGCCACTTCACGAAGAATCGCTGCGCGGCCATCTCTTCCAATAATCTCGATATCAATCGGATTGGCGGTTGCGTTGAGAAACTCAATACGGCGCAGGTTGACGGTTTCCTTGACTGCGAGATTAATCGCACCCTTGGCCACCACCTCAACATCGCCTTTAATACTTTCATCCTCGTCATAACGCATATTATATATGAACTGACGTTCCACAATGGGTTTTACAACGTCCATGTCAATATGCATTACTACTTGGCGGATGCCTTTACCTGCGGCACCCATGAGCATGGACAAACCTGAAGAAGTTCGCCCTGCCCCCTGCACATTCAAATCACCATAAACATAAGCAGGAATACCAGAATGATCATCAGCAAGACGGCTAAACCGCTCATAAACAGCCATGAGAGTTTGAGCGTTATCTTCTGGCTGAGTAAAGCGAACCGCTGGCGCACTTGATCCCAACGGGTCATTAGTGACCTGCCAAATCTTCCAAGGGGTGAGTTGGGTAATGTCTTCGTTGGGAGGGATTCGCTCAAGGTTGACTTCGACTTGAGGGCCGGAAGCGATTCCCATGTTGTTGACGAGGGCGCGGGCGGCGGCGTTGCAGACGCTTTGGAGGTCTTCGATGATTTTCGGGATGCCTTTACCCCAGAACGCACCCGGACACTTGATGAACGAAGTTTTAGCGTAGGGTTTTTCACCGAGCGGGTCATAATTCAGTACTGCCTTTATTACGTAGTTTCCTACTACCCAAACATTAGCGTCGTACTCCTTGGCTGAATCAGGGATTTCATCTTCGGTCATGCCCCATTCAAGAAGCATTTTACCGCTGACTTTTCCCCAAAACTCCAAGGCGTCAAACACCTCAGTAGGACGCATGTATGAATAATACTTGCGCTCTTCCTCGTCTTTGATCAGTTCAACATCTTCGTTAATCCAAGACTGGCCATTGCCAATCTCAAGTACTTTACGAATGGCATCTTCATCGTAGCCGGGAACACCAATAAGATCAGCCAAATCCATTCGGCTCATCGGGTGATGCTGGAAGATATACCCTTCGTTAAAATCCTCGATGCCCGGTTCCGGGTACATCCTAAACGGATCAACCCGCTCATATTCAGGTCCGAGCTTTTCAATAGGTTCTACCACGGTCTGCCCATTAGGCAGCATTTTCCAACCGAGAGTGCGCTGTCTACGCACTACGGGTCCTTTAACAAATGCACACGGGAAGGTTACAAGATCAGTAATAAAGTCGTTAAATGCTTTTTCCCAACCGCCGTGTGCAAACTGATCCTGAATCTTAAGCTTCATGCGATCCGCACGGGCCTGAGACTCACGCAAAATACGGAACCTATAATCCTGCGCGACCATTTCGCGCATTTCAGCCATCTGTTCTTTACCGGGGGCTTGTCCCAAGTCCTGAACCATTTTCAAAACTTTTTCAGCAAACTCCCCCTGAATTTCGCGCGACTGCGTAGGTGATAAATCAGGGATCGGAGTAGCGTGCAAATCCCACGGGGGGCTACCATTGTCAAGCAGAATATCCCGAAGCCAACTCTCGGCAGCGCGACACTTAACCTCGGTAATCATCATGTAGATTTCCGAGCCACCTTGGGCACGAATCGCCGCAAGTTTGTCGTTTTCGTACTGACCGTTGCGCTGTCTCAGCGCACGAAGCATTTCATTTTCTAGAGGCTTTTTAGCCATCTGGGCGGCATCCCAGCATTCCCTCAAATAACCAACTAGTCCAAGAATTACTGGTTGATTCTGACGAGCCTCCATGGCCGCATTGGTAGCAGCCTGCTCTTGACGAGTAATCTCGTCATTACTAACGACTCGAAGGAATGTTAATCCGGCCATATTACTTCTTATAGAACCGCTTATAAGCCTCGTCCATCTTTCTGGTCATTTTCTTCCCCTCTTCCTCGCGTATGGCTGCGAGTTCCTTCTCGGTATAACGGGGAGCGTTCTCAATATCGCGGCGGGCGTTACGCATATAAGCACCCGGCTTGTAAGCACCCGGCTTGCGCGGGTCTTCCATCATGCGATCCATCATTTCCTGCTTAGCAGTCTTGCGCGGCATCGTAACCATACCGCCCTTCTGGTAAGACTTAATCATCCCGCCGCCCATGTAACTCTTGGGCTTTGCCGAACCCGACATCTTCGGATTACTGGAATTAACCGTATAAGGCTTGTTGCACTTCATGCGAATACTCCTCCGCGTTATGCGGGTTGTATCATAAATCTAACAGAAGTCAAATAGGAAAAGAACCCCCGAGGGAACCCCGGGGGCTAAAGGCTACTTTAGGGAGAAAAGTAGCAACAGGAGGTAACAATGCAAAAGGGAACATATCAAGTCCAACCGGCTGCTGCAACCTTTTTAAACTTTCGTTTGTTACGCGCCTGCTCCGTAGCAGTAGCCCATCGCACGTTACCGGGCTCGTAGTTACCGTCTACATCAACTCTGTCTAGGGAGTGCTTTGGTGATGGTTTAGGGCCTTTGCACGAAAGAAAGGCGACAAATGACGCCTGCCACTCTGAGCATACTTTAATCCCCCTCGCTCCATAGTCTTTATACCCAACATGGTTTGGTCGATTGCACCTATCTCGCATAGCACACCACGCTTTATATTCAGGAGACGGCCTCTGCATTCTTCCA